AGCTGGACTGCGCGGAACATTTCGCAGAACTGGTGTGTGGGAACCCCGAACCAACATCAAATCCTTTACCGGAGGAAATCTGGCACTCAAAACGCCAGTCAGTACTTCAGTAGCGCCGAGATGGGCTTACCCATGCTCGACAATAGGTTAGATTTGGCAAGGGTCCCCTACCCAGCTGACGAAGTCGCGAGCTTGAGGAGTCTTGCGGAAACTGGTTGCCTCTCCAAGAGAGGCAAGTATGGTGATTCGAACCTTTATGAGGCTCTCTTCGAGGTAAACAAAACCCTCGGCATGGTCAAGGAGATCCTTGACCGTGCTCACCGTATCCAGGATGTCTTGTTCAAAAGAACGACCTCTCGCTCACGCTTGAGATCGCTTTCGGACGAGGCTGCTGGCCAGTATCTGCTGACAAGGTACGGCTTCGGCCCCCTTGTCAAAGACATCTCGGCACTCCTGTTGGGACTGGACGCCCCCCTAGGCCGGATGTTGCGGACGACGCGCGACGTACAAAGTCGGAGCAGCCAACAAACTGCTGCTTTGTCCGATTACGTCGATGCAGCCACCGTTTCATTCACGAGAACCATGACTACGACCTCTAAGGTCACGGTCAAGGCTCTCAGTCTAGACAACGTTGAGCTAACGCTCTTGGGATCGCTGGGCCTCGGGTACAAAGACTTAGTCACTGTACTCTGGGAACTGAAATCTCATTCGTTCATCGTTGACTGGTTCGCAAACGTCGGGGACTACCTCGGCGCACTCGTTCCAGACATGGGATTGTCCAACATCGGTATGACGACTGTTACTGAGTGGGAGTGCATCCAGCGCGTCGTTTACGGCGTGCGTGGTGTAGCTCCGGGTAAGGCTGGCATTATCTCGATTGATAGTGCTTCACCCCCTCCCTCTCTCACTCGGACCATCAGTTACAAGCACCGAGACGTGGGCGCCTTCGCGCCTACACTGGCATGGAAGTCGGATTTTAAGTTCGACAACTTGCTGCGAGTCCTCGATTCAATGTCGCTTCTGGCGCAGAAGATGAAAAGGATTAGGCCGCCCCAGCCGACCGCGTTGGACGAAGTAATTCGCCTGCGCAGACGGCAGCCCTCCACCAGGGGGGTTAGACGGGCATCCGATTTCACCAACCTAACAGACCGATAGGTCTAACCGCATGTCTCTGACCATCAACACCAAAGCCTATACCGCTGACTCCTTCGGCTCGAATGCCGTTGGGTACATCGGCCCCGCGAAAACCGCGTCGGTGAAGGACGATCTTGTCCTCCGCCGCACGGCCGCGAAGCCGACGAAAGTCTTCAGTGGCGTGGCGCGGGCGCAAGCCAAGCTCACGAGGACCCACACGCTGACGAACG